CATTCTCTCAGGGCAGGACCAACATGCAGATGGCAGAGGACGAGACACTCCATGCTAGCTTCTCTGTGTACAGCTCTGATTACGGCGATCTGCGTATTATTCCCAATCGGTTCATGGAAGCCAGGACAGCACTTGTCCTAGACCTGGACAACTGGGGCGTCGCATTTCTCCCTGGCCGAAACATGGTCACTACTGAACTCGCTAAGACTGGCGACACGGATAGAATGCAAATTTTAGCCGAGTACACAGTCCATGCTGGGCAGGAGAAATCAAGTGGTGCAATCTACGATTTAACCACTAGCTAACCCTTGAGACTTTAATGGGGCCTTCGGGCCCCTTTTTTGGGAGAAATGAAATGGCATACCCATATGTACCCCCCGTCCAAAACAGATTTGTGACGGTTAAATTGGCGGACGTAAGCACAGCGGGACAAGTGTTTGTTGCGCCTGGGTTTAACGGTCGCATCCGTAAAATTACAACGGCGCTTGGCGCAGCTATATCTACGGCTGATGCTGGACTAACCGCAAAGATCGGCGGCGTGGCAGTGACAGGCGGAACTATCACGATCGCTCAATCAGGCAGTGCAGCAGGCGATTTAGATTTCTGTCTGCCGACCGGAGCAAACAATTTTACCGATGCGCAAACCATTGAAATCGAAACTGACGGCGCCAGCAGCACAACCGCTGAAGTCGTGATAACTATGGAACTGGAGCCGGCATAATGATTTCAAGAGAGATATCCTCCTTTGTGGCGACGGACGCGGACAACAACGCCACTTCTACCGCTACGAGAGCAGCTCCATCAGAGGGGCTGAGCCACTTTATAACAAGTGTTTCGGGCGGATACTCTGGCGCTGCGGCTGGCAAAACTTTGATATTGAAGGAAGGCAGCACTGAAGTCGGTCGATGGTATGTACACGACTCATTTAATTTAAGTTTTTCGAGTCCGATCAAGCTATCGCCTGGAACGGTCGCAAACCTGGAGCTGGAGGCATCCGGATCTGGAGGTGTGACGGGTGCAGTCACTATGACGGGGTACACGGTGTGAAGTTAATTGATGCCGAGAAAGCCCAGGGGATCGTTACGAAAACCTGGGCACACACCAATGCGGATGGTAAGCCTGCGATCACCACACAGACTATCCAGGACGCCGAGCCTAGTATGCGACGCGCAAAAAAATTAGCGCAGAACAACACTAGCAAGGACTTCAGATTCGCTGCTGACATACCCGCTAACATTGTCAATGACGTTACCTACCAGGCGGCTAAGCTCTGGGGGGTGCGTCCGAAGGTTGCGTTCGAGGAGATCTTGGCGGCTAAGACTGACAGAAGCAAGAGTATCTGGCAGACACTGCTCAAAGGTCGTGAGTACAGAAAATTTCAAGCAGGGAATTATTGATGGCGCTTGATACCTACGATGCATTGAAAGCTGCTATCGCTGATCATCTTGATCGCGATGACTTGACGAGCGCTATACCGGATTTCATCCGATTGGCTGAGTCTCGACACCGTAGAGATTTTCGCATCAGAGAGATGATCACTAGGGAAACACTTACAGTCAATGCACGACAGATAGCTTTGCCCACTGGGTGCCTGCAGCCAATTGGACTCAGGCTAATGACTAATCCTGTCACAGTGCTAAGACCTGTTTCGTATGATCGCATGGCAGCTCTTTATGAGCAGACCTCTGGCAAACCCAAGCACTACACTATCAGCAATGACATTGAATTTGACCATGTGCCAGATCAAACGTATTCGGCTGAGATTTTGTTTTACAAGCAAGAGACAGCGCTAAGTGACACTAACGCTACTAACAACATACTTGATAAAGTGCCCGACGCTTACTTGTATGGTGCTCTGGCAGCAAGTGCTCCATTCCTAATGGACGACCCGCGCATAGTCACTTTTAATGCGTTCTACCAGGACGCGCTACAGCAAGCCAATCGAGTTTCTAAAACAAGAGTGCCTGGTCCAATGGTTTCTAAACCTGTCGGGTCCACTCCATGATTATTCCTTTTGTCGACTGGCAACCTGATGCAGTGGACTTTGGCGCCCAGGGCAGCGCTATCATAACAAACGCGGTGCCGGCAGAACGCAGCTTCCAGCCCTTCCCGAGCTTTGCGCAGTTCAGCAATGCGATCGACAGTAGGCCCAGGGGCGGTATCGAAGCCTTCGACAGAGATGATGTTTCGCATTTGTATGTGGGAAACGAAACTAAGCTCTTTGAGCTAGACAGCTCCAACTTCACATTCACAGACCGTACAAACACCGGAGGCGCATACAGCACAGGTGCAGGCCAGGTTTGGAATTTTGTCAGATTTAAAAACAAAATCCTGGCTACTAATTTCAGTAACAACATACAACAGAAAGACATGGCGACGTCCGTTGCCAATTTTACAGACCTAACCAGCGACTTCCGCGCAAAAAATATTACTGTGATTGGCGACTTTGTTGTTTGTAGCAATACTTTCGACAGTAGCGACGGAAACGTACCAAACAGGGTGCGGTGGTCTGGCATCAGCAATGAGACTCAATGGACCGTCAGCTCTTCAACACTTAGTGATTTTCGGGATCTGACAACTGGCGGTCCGATACGAGCAATCACTGGTGGAGAAGTCGGCATTATTGTGAGTGAGCGCTCTATATTTCGTATGACCTTTGTGGGCGCGCCTGTTGTATTCCAAATCGACGAGATACTGCCTGATATTGGCACAGTAAGTGGCGGATCAGTGACGGCCCTGGGTGACAATGTTTATCTTATTTCTGACCAGGGCTTTCTTGAGATAACGGCAAACGGTACCGGCGTTAACCCTATTGGGGCTGGAAGAGTCGATCAGTGGTTCCGAGCGAACTTTGATGACAATTTCCCTGATCGTGTTTTTAGCTTACCGGACCCGACAAACAACAGAATTATTTGGGCGTTCCCTGGTCCCTCAAACGAAGGCGGTCGACCAAATAAAATTGTGATTTACGACAAAACTTTTAATAAGTGGGCGCTGGTCGAAGATGATGTTGAAATGATACTGCGGGCAAAAGGCTTTAGCGTAACGCTGGAGAACTTGCCCTCTCTGGGATTTACAAATTTAGACACGATACCAATGTCATTTGACTCAGGCATATTTACGGCGAACGGTCAGATTGCAGCTTTCGACAAAAACTTAAAACTCGGTTTCTTTGCTGGCGATAGCAAATCAGCGACCCTGGAGACAGGAGAGATCGCACTTAACGCTGGATCAAAAACTGGATTAAGTGCATTCCGCCCGCTGGTCGTTGGCGGTTCTGTAACTGCCCAGGTCGGACACCGAAGTAAACTAGCAGACGAAGTTACCTTCACGGATACTCTGAGTCCAACAAGCTCTGGAAGGATAACGAAGAGAGTGAACGACTGCTATCACAGATTTCGCATCACCTGCAGCGGTTTGTGGGAGGACGCGATTGGGGTTGAGGTTGACAGGGTAGACGCGCAATCTCGAGGGCGTCGTGCCTGATTTAAAGCAACGGGGTGATGCGCCCCTGCAGATGAATAATGCGTCAGATCACCGCCGTCGGATAGCAATGCGAGCTAACGTGGGTCTGCCCACTGACGGCACAAAGGCTATGACTCAGCCTTTGATTCTTGCGGCGTATACGGTCGCGACGCTGCCGGCTGCAAACGAATGGTTGTATGGGCTAATTTATGTAACAAATGAAACTGGCGGGGCAATACCAGCCTTTAGCGACGGCACCAACTGGCGCCGGTTTACCGATCGAGCAATAGTGAGCTAGAGGAAAATATGGCGACACAAGCAGAGTTACAGGCGCTGCAGGACTTAGTGAACAATGTCCTGGTGGATGGCGTCACAAATGCCGAGGCGCAGCGTGTCCTCGAGTCTGCAAATAATATTGGGGTGACACCGCAACGATTGGCGCTTCTTAGTGGTTTACCTGAAACTGAGGTGCGCGCAGCAATTGACCAATTTAGTCCAAACAATCCGCTGCTAAACTATGACGTCGGTTTCACCAATCCAATAACCACTCCAAGTGCGCCGGCTGCAAACACTGCGACAACAGCAGCGACCACTCCAGCAGCGACAGCCCCAGCGGCAAATGCCCCAGACATTTCCTTTACTGGCGATCAAGTGCTCACGGCGCAGGCGATGGGCCAGAATCTATTCAACAACAATCCTGGCGCTTTAGGCTTCAATGATTTGAATCCTATTATTACTGGTAGTGATAATGTCACGCAGACAGCAATACCAGAATTTTTGAAGCCCATTCTCGCCGACGCCGCTAATGTGCAGCAAGGCGCCCTGCAGTCCTATCTCACTCTTTTGTCACAAGACAACGCCCTTCTTTCGCCGTTCAATCAAAACCAGAACGCCGCCCTGGCAATGCAAGCCGACCTGGCGCGCAACGATCCAAATAATTTTTTGGGCACTACGCAAAACGTCTTGCAGGAAGCTGCCCTGGGGGAAGAAGTTAATCCGCTGTTTAATCGTGGGCGGACTTTGCTTGAGTCTCAGGACATACTCGGCGATCTGCGCAACATGGGCCGGTCCAATCCCTTAGAGATCGTGCGAGGCGAGATGGACAGCCTTGCTGGGATAGCTCGGGGAGATAACAACATATCTGGTGTGGGCAGAAGTGCTCTCGAGCGGACAGCTCAAGGCGACTTTTTGTATGGCGGCGAAGGATTTAACGCTGCCCTGGACGCCGCAACCCGAGCTGCAATGCCAGGAATAAATTCTAGGTTTGCTCTGGGAGGCGGCTCGGGAGCTGTTGATGGCGGTTTAGCTCAGACAGCAAGAACACAAGCGGTCGCGGATGCTTTTGCGCGTCAATACGGCCAGGAGCGGGCTAATCAATTAGCAGCAGGCAACCAGCTTCTAAGCGATCAAAATAGAAGGACCAGTCAACAGATCGCAGCGGGCGGACAATTAGGTACCCTCGCCCTTGGGAATACTGCGCAAATGCAGAATGCTCTGAACACCGCACTTAGAGGCAGTCAGAATGCAGGCACAGCACTTGCCAATGCAGCGAACCAGGAAAGAGCAAGACAATTGAACGCTGCGCTAAGACTGCCCCAGGTTGGATTGTTGAACTCACAGATTCTTGGATCGGTTGGTGACAGACAGCAGGCCCAGGAAACTGCTCGCCGGCAAGCAAACGCCCAGGCAATGCAAAACTTGCTTACCGGCAGCTTTGGCGCGATTAATCCTAATTCGCTGTTTGGAAACATACAGTCCGTTACGACAAACCAAAATCGAGGATTATCAGGTTTAGGCGGAGCACTGGCAGGCGCCCAGCTTGGCACTATGGTTCCAGGTCTTGGCCCTGGAGTCGGCGCTCTCGCCGGCGGATTGTTGGGAGCATTTGGATGATAGAACAATTTCGTGGATTACTCGAAGCAATAGGTAACAGAGCAAATCAGGTCGGAGAAGCCTTACCGCAATTGCAGGCAAGTCCTGCTTTTAACCTGGGAGTGGGTTTGCTGGCTGCAGGGGGTCGTCGCCCTGGGCAGCGAGTATCTTTCGGACAGGGGCTTTTGGAGGCACAAGATTATGCGTCCAAAAAGCAGGCAGACTTCCAAACGCTCGAGGCAAACAGGATGGCGCTTGAACAAGCGACTAAGCAGCGCCAGGCTCAACAAGGATTATTAGATCTCATGAATGCCTCTAATATACCGCCCTCGATCCGCAGACCTGGACTTCTTCAGCAGCAGCAGAGACAGATGATGCCACTCTTAGCCGCAGCAGATCCGCAAGGATTCACCCAGGCCATGACCTCAAGTTTGTTAGCTCCGCCGACTGAGCTGCCCAGTGATGTAAGGACTATGCAGTTCCTTGCAGAAAATCCAGAGATGATGTCAACCTACCGGCAGATGCAGGGTAACAATGATCAACTATCTCAAATAATAGATCTTATGCAAATTCGCGCGATGAATCAGGAATTTGATACTGCTGAAGACGAATTGGATAGATTGCGCACAGAGGAAGACCAGACGGCCAGAAACCTATTGTTAGGTGGTGTAAAAGTCTTGGATAGCGAGGTCAAATTCGCTGATGTGGGAGGTAGCCACGGTCCTTCTATTGCAGGTTTAACAAACCTCAATTTTGCAGGAATGATAGAGGGAGTGTCGCCAGGTACAGTCCCTGGCGCAAAAGCTAGAGGTGAGGCGCAAGGGGAGCTGGAGAAAAATTTGGCGGACTTTAGAAATATTGCCGCGCCACAGGGCTCAACGAATTTCGCGCTACAGCAGAGCGCAGAGGCTCAAGCAACGATGAATCAGCTACCGGCTGTCAATGTTGGTGTAGTTAAGCAAAGGCTAGAAAATGTCTTGTTTTCTTATCAGGCGCTGACGGACGAAGAATTTACCAAAAGGTTTGGTATTACCAGGAGTAAAATTAGAGAAGCGATAGAGAACGCTGAAAATAAATTTGCAGCTCAAAACTTAGGGATAACGGAGCAGCCGCCGGCTGTAAATGTTGGCGCTGGACAAGTAGGCAGGGTCATTTCTGATGACGAGTTAAGGGATTTTGAGTGAGGGGCACAAATGGCTGCAGAAGGTGACATAAAAACCCACAAGATTACCGGCGAAAAAATTATTTTTACTGGCAATCAGTGGAGAGCAATCCCTGAGAGCGCAGGCGGTACGTTTGTGCGATCTGCTGCGACACAAGCAATCGACAATTTATCAAACATTCCTTCCGCCCTGGGCAATTTTGCTATACAAGAATTTGACCGTTTTACAAATCCTGTTCAAGAAGCGGTTAATTTAGGCGCTTCCGCCCTGGGCATGAATAAACCCTTTAACACTGAAATGTATGCTGGCAACACGGGGCAAGGTTTAATTGATATGCCAAAGATTAACCTGCGTGTAGACCCCAAAGCAGATGAGCCCGCTGCAAACCTTCCGCAGATTCCTATGGCTAACTTAGGTGATGAAGCAATCGCGGCTGCTGCGATGGTTAATGATCGGATACCCTTCGCGCCCTCGGGTAACATACCGCAGAGTTTCCAGGAGACAGTCGCCAGGCAAGCATACACAAGAGAAAGGCAGGCAGAACAAAATCCACTATCAGCGCTTGCTGGTCAAATTACTGGAGATGCAGCCTCCCTGGTTGCAGCAAGAAGTCCCATTGCCCGCCATCGAGGACAAGCTGCGATTATACAACGCGCCAATATAAACAGAGCAATTAATCAAAAAGCACAAGCAGGTTTTGCGGGTGCAGAAGACATTGCGGGGGCGGTCACAAATCCCGCTAATCGAAATCTTCGTCGAGCAATCACTGACAGTCTTAAAAATTTTGGCGCAGCAAGATATGGCGCGACAAGGGGCAAAAGAGTGATTGAGGCGGGTGCAGAAGGCTATCTTTTGGGCCTAATGAACGATCAGGATCCTATGGAATTAGCAGCCTTTGGCGCTGGTCTGCAAGGTGCTGGATCAATAGCTTTGAGTCTGCTTACCTTACCGCTAGGACCAACATTTAAATCTGCTGGTCTGCGAGTCGTTGGAGGTGCTGTAGCGTTTGCTGGAATTACGCAATTGTTAGATATGTTTGGAATTGGTGAAAATCGGTCATTTTTGCAGGATGTGCAGGGCGGGTTTGAAAAAATCGCATTGACTATGGCCGCTGCCGTACCATTTGCCCTGATGGGGACTGGAAGAATTACCAAGCCAGAGAAAATTTCTGCAGCTATTCCAGGAATAATGGATTCTATCAGTTCTTTCCAACGTGGCGCCGCCATGTCTGCTTTTGGTGAATACTTTGATGACAGTCAGACTAAGGAAGTTATGGATAAGTACATGACTGATCCGTATTACTTTGGACCAACAGCCGCGAGGCAGATTGATAGAGCCCTAAGAAATGAAAGTGTCAGCCTTACGACTACCATCGAGCGACTACGCCAAAACCAAAATTTTATAGATAAGTTAGAGGCACTATGAGCAATATAAGTCAGCACTCAACAACGGCGTCCAGTAACAATTCGGCAGCTCCGAATGGCGCGCCCGAGGGCATGTCGCCTAGTGGCGTCAATGATGTCATTCGCGAAAATATGGCGGCTGGCGCTCGAGTTTACCAGGACCAAAAAGGTGCCCTGGTAACTTCAGGAAGTGCAACCGCATACACTTTAACAACTAATAACACCCACGCGCAGCTCGGCGATATAGGGCTCACAGTGTGTCGCATTCACACCGCAAACACCGGCTCAGCGACATTGGCAGTCGACAGTCTGACAGCAAAACCCATGAAAATGGAAGGAGCTGCACTGGCCGCTGGTGATTTGCCTGCTGATGTGATGATCGCGTTTGTATACAACTCGACGTCCGATTGCTTCGATGTGTTAAGTGTTGCGAAAGTAATAGTAAATTACAGCGCCAGCTCTTCGACGGTTCCCAGCGCTTCCGATCTTGTCCAGGGCGAATTATTTCTCAACACAGCCGACAAAAGACTTTTTAGTAAAACCTCGAGCGCCGTCATTGAGGTCGGTATATCGCCAACATCTTTGACAACAGGCACGTTAGACGTTTCTGGCGCTGCCAACTTTACCAGTTCACTTACAGCGAACTCTTCTCTAAGTAGTAGCAATGCCGTCATTACAGGCGGTACTGTGAATGGTGTCGTGATCGGCGGTTCTAGTGCGCAGGCGATCACCGGCACGTTAATTACTGCTACGACTAATTTCTCTGGATCCCTGGTCGGAAATGTAACTGGCAACCTTACAGGCAACGTCACGGGCAATGTGACAGGTGATTTGACTGGAAACGTCACTGCCAGCAGCGGGTCCAGCACTTTCAACGACATGACCATCAACGGGACTTTGTCTTTTAGTTCGACAGAACTCACAGGTCTTGCCACGCCAACTGCATCAAGCTCTGCGGCAACTAAAGGCTACGTTGATACTGAAATAACAAATCTGGTCGGCGGTGCTCCTGGCGCGCTCGATACGCTAAACGAATTAGCCGCAGCTCTTAATGACGATGCAGCATTCAACACCACGGTAACAAATTCAATTGCAGAAAAACTGCCATTAGCGGGCGGCACAATGAGTGGCGCGATCGCAATGGGGACCAATAAGATTACTGGGCTAGATAGCGGCACGGCCACGGGTGATGCAGTAAACAAAGGACAGCTCGATGCGAAACTAAATCTGTCAGGCGGCACCATGACTGGCAATATTGTTTTGGGGTCGAATTCCATTACCTCGACAGCAACGCCATCTTCCGCCGATGAGCTGACCAGGAAAGGATATGTTGACGGTATCCTGGGCAGTTCGACTGCTGCAGCTACATCCGCTGCCGCTGCTGCTACAAGCGCATCGAATGCGGCGACCAGTGAGACAAATGCGGCATCCAGCGCCACTTCGGCGGCTGCAAGCGCGACCTCTGCAGCGGCATCGTATGATTCTTTTGACGATAGATACCTGGGCGCCAAGTCATCCCCGCCCAGTGTGGATAATGATGGCGATGCATTAGTTACTGGCGCTCTGTATTTCGACACGACCGCAAATGAAATGCGCGTGTATAACGGCTCATCATTTGTCGCTGCAGGAAGTGCAATCAACGGCACAAGCTCGCGGCAAACCTATACGGCAACAGCCGGTCAGACTACGTTTGCTATTACTTACGACGTCGGTTTTGTTGATGTTTACCTAAACGGTGTCAAGCTGCTAGCGTCAACCGACTTCACGGCAACGTCAGGAACTAATGTTGTTTTAGCCAGCGGCGCGGCGGCTGGTGACATTGTAGATATGGTCGCATTTGGCGCTTTTAGTGTTGCAAATGTTTATACGCAAGCAGCGTCGGATGCTAGATACACTCAAATATCAAATAACCTTTCCGATCTCAACAATGCTGGCACAGCTAGGACAAATCTCGGTCTTGGCACAATCGCGACTGCGGCGACTTCTGATTACGCTGCAACTTCAAACAATTTAAGCGATCTAGCGAGTGCGTCAACAGCCAGGACAAACTTAGGTCTTGCCATAGGGTCAAACGTGCAAGCGTATGACTCAAATCTGACTTCGTTTCTTACTGCTCTGGATCTCCCAACATCTGACGGAAGCAATGGTCAGGCAATCGTAACAAACGGTTCTGGTACACTCAGTTTTGCGGATACGAGTGGTAAAGTCTTTGGTACTCCAACTAATACAACGCCAGCACAAGGAGCGACTGCCGTTGCGCTAAGACCAACTCTTACAGCAAGCGCTTTTATTAATTTAGATGGTCTTACGATGGCAGCGGCGCAGTGGCAAATATCTACGGCGTCTGATTTTAGTTCTACTGTTGTAAGCAGTGGTGATGTAGCGGGAACATCTACGTCTTTCACAGTTAGCTCATCTGATGTTCTCGCAGCAGAAACTGTGCATTACTGGCGAGTGCGCTACAAAGATTCTGCGGGTAATTATTCTGATTACAGCACAGGTACATCGTTTACCACTGGTGTAGCGGCGGGACAACAGGCTTACACATCGGCAGGAACATACAGTTGGACTGCACCAGCAGGTGTAAGTTCTGTTTGCGTAGTAGTAGTCGGTGCAGGTGGATCAGGTAGGAAAGACCACGATTCTTGCGGCGGTGGCGGTGGCGCTTTGGCTTATAAAAATAATATTTCAGTGACTCCTGGTTCTAGTTATACAGTCGTCGTTGGATCACCAGGAGCCAGCATAACATCTGTAGGGAACGGCCAAGATGGTGGCAATAGTTATTTTATAAACACAAGCACTTGTTATGCGCAGGGTGGGCGTAAAGGAACGCAAAACTCAACCGCTGCTACAAGTGGCAAAGTGGGTGATGGAGGCGGAGAAGGCGGCGGAAGCTCAGATAACAGAGGTGGCGCGTGTGGTGCAGCAGGTTACAGCGGAAATGGCGGTAACAGTGCATATAGCAACACACAACCAGGTGCTGCGCCTAGCGGTGGTGGCGGGAGTGCAGCATACAACTTTGACCAGCAAGGATCACATGGAGGTGGTGGTGTAGGAATATTAGGTGAAGGTACATCTGGAGCTGCGCCTGGGACAAATACTAATGATGGTAATGGTAGAGGCGGTAGCGGTGGTGCTGATGGTGGATTTGCAACAAGCGGTGGCGGATATTTTAATGCAGGGACAAAAGGTGATGGCGGGGATTATGGCGGCGGTGGCGGCAGAGGAACCACTGTCAGTAGTTATCAGACAAACAGTGGCGCAGGAGGAAAAGGTGCGGTTAGGATAATTTGGGGTAATGGCAGATCATTCCCCTCAACAAATACGGCAGATGTGTAATGTATCTTGTAAAAATAGAAGATGGCGCAGCAGTAACTTATCCAATTCCTGAGCAGAATGTGCGAGATTGTGAACCCATGTTTCACGGGCAAATGATAACTCCAGAGCTGGCGGGGCAGTATGGCTACGGCATCTATGAGGCAGGCGTTAAGCCAAATGAACAAAAATACAAAAGAATAGAGCCTGGAGAAATAACGCAGCGTGAAGACCTGATATGGGTACAGCAATGGGTGACACGCGATGCAACTGACGAGGAAAAGGCAGAGGAAGATGCCTGGATGTCAGGCGAAATGCGCGCACAAAGAGACACTCGATTGAGATGGGATGTGGACTCCATGAATCCAATTAGGTGGGCGACACTTACCACTGAGCAACAGACTGCAATGACCAACTACCGTCAGCAGCTACTTGATGTCCCATTACAAGAGGGATTCCCGTGGGAAATCGCGTGGCCCGAAAAGCCAGAGGTATAAGATGAGCAGAGCAAGAGATATTAGTGATAGTGGGTCTGTTATAAATATATTAGACGGAGCTTCGCCTGGCACAATCGTAAACTCAAAAGCAGTGGCGTATGGTTCATCAGGTGAGGTCAACGCAACAACTTTACAGTTAAGTGGCGTCGATTTACAAACACAATTGGACGCTAAGGCGTCTACAGGAAAAGCCATTGCAATGGCTATAGTCTTCGGAGGCTAAAAAATGGCTGCACCAAATATAGTAAATGTTGCCACGATTACAGGTAAACTCGCTGTCCAAGCAATAGGCACATCACCGACAGCAATCGTCAGCAATTCTTCGTCAAGCAATAAGGTATTCAAAGTAAATGCTCTTTATATCAGCAACGTGGATGGGACAGCTTCTGCAACTGTAAACGTTGACGTTTTTAGATCATCTACGGCATATCACTTGGCAAAGACTGTTCTAATACCAGCAGACTCTTCACTCGATGTGCTGACAAAATCGATCTATTTGGAAGAGGGTGACTCACTCAGACTGACAGCAAGTGCTGCCTCGGACTTAGAAGGTGTGTGTTCGTATGAGGAAATTAGCTGATGACCGCTGATGTTACTTTAACAGTCACAGTCGCTGGCGGTAAATTTCTAATCGATGGTGTTTCGCAAGCGACCGTTGATGTTTCGAGATGTATTACTTATAGGTTTGATCAAAGCGACTCCTCAAACAGCGGCCATCCTTTGCGTCTTTCGCTTACTTCAAATGGCACTCATGCTGGTGGCTCAGAGTATACTGAAAGAGTAACAATCAGTGGCACACCAGGCTCTTCTGGGGCATATACAGAAATTGAAATATCTGCAAAGCGAGACATTTACTATTACTGTTCAAACCACAGCAATATGGGAGGTGTAGTCAGGTTCAATTTTCAAAATATACTAAATTATCCCAGAAAGTTTTTGTCGAATAATGAAATAAGAAATTTATTGAGGACAAATGACTACGGCAGTCTTTTGCCACTATCCGCAATAAATGTAGCAAGCACTAACGAGATCACTACAGCAACGGTCACATATACTGCGAGCGCAACTGCGACTTCTTATGGCGTATATTATTCTACTTCTCCTGGTGTAACTACTTCTGACACACTAATTTCAGGTGGCTCATCCTCAACGTCACTTACTGGGTTGAGTGCAAACACAACTTACTACGTCCGTGTTGCGATGATAAATAGTAATGGCACTACCTTAACTGAATCTGACATATCATTTACGACTTATCCCAGCGGTACAACCATCCTTAACGCGGGAACTACCACAACATACACTTCTTCCATGAGCAACTACGCGGTCGTTGCATTACCTGTCGGTAAAAGCGTAGAAATCCACGTTTCAGGCGGTGGTGGCGGTGGCGGTGGACACTGGAACCACAGCGGCATAGCAGGAGCGCAAGGCGGCAAAGCGGCTATTAGCTTTACGAGTAACGGCGAAATATTGAAATATACTGTTGGAGGGGGTGGCACAGCCAGTGGTGGTAATTCAGTTAATGCATATCAACAAGCTGGTGGTGGCGGTGGAGCCAGCGCAGTTCTTTTAAATTCTAACAATTCAGTGATTATTGTCGCTGGTGGTGGTGGTGGGGCATCGAGTGCATGGAACAATTCTCCTACGACTCCTGGCGCTGGTGGAGTGGTGACTTCAGGAAACAACAAAGCTGATGGTGGTGTGCCGAGCCCAAACTATGATAATCAAACTTCAGCGGCAACTGACGGAGTCCCAGGATCAAATAGCCGCAACAGCAACATAGACGGGTACGCCACGGAGGGTGGTTACGGTGTAGGCCAGAACAGTGACAACCCAAACAATCACGGTGATGGCAGCGTGTCGGGATATGGACAAGGAGGTGGAACATACGGTTCATACTATGGCACTGGTGGCGGCGGCGGTGGCGGCTATAAAGGCGGTGCTGGCGGGGTCTATTGGCAGTCTGGTGGGGGCGGTTCTAGTTACATTGATAGTTCGTACACATCCATCACTTCATCGGCAACGCCAGGATCTGGAGGTGCTGGCGGAGCATCATATGGTTCTAAAGGTAGCGCGGGTACAGCGGGACAAGTTAAGTTTATTATCGGAAGTTAGTTGATATGGCAGAAGCAACGCAAGATCACAAAGATGCTCAAAAGGCTGCAAATGTTGAAGATTGGCAGGAAAAATATAGTGCATTGACCGTCACGGTAAACGGCGCAACATATCAGGCAGACAGTGAGTCCATCAGCCAAATGACCAAAAATTCTGCTTTGACGGTATTGCCCGATGGGTTTTATTGGTTAGATAGTTCTAACAATAAAGTCACGGTAGACAAAAATGGATTACAAGCAATTCTCGATTCAGCATTGGCAGCAAGATATGAGCTGTTTGCAGGACTGCAAACCCGAAAGGCTGCAATACAAGCAGCAACCACAATTGAAGAGCTTGAGTCCTTAATTGGATAAGTGAAGATGAATTATGAAGCGTTTACTGGTTCTAGCAATAAGCTGTTTTTTTGCTATACCGTTGTTTGCGCAAACGCAGACAGAAATTACAACGACCGCGACAAGCTCCAGCAGCTCAAGCAACGTCAACACAAATAACAACAACACTATATACACAGGGACGTCGACGTCGACCAACAATAACAACAACAACAGCGTTATTAACACCACGACAGATTCTACGAGTCTCAATACAAACGTAAACTCGATGGACTACAACGGTCTAATCGAAAACATAAACACCAGCACAAACAACAACACAAATACCAACATCAACAACACAATTTCAACGAGCACGATCAACAACAACAACGTGACGAGCAGCTCGAGCACATCTGACTCAACATCGACAAGTTTTACAACGACTAATTCTGTCAGCGATATTACAGCGCTTAATAACAACGTAAATAATTCCAATTCTGTATCTGACTCGACCCAACGGGTCACGCAAAAAATTGAGTCTCCGCCGCCCTCGGCGATCGCTCCTGCATTGTCTAGTTCGTACTCGCAAGATTTGTGTGTGTCAGCCGTGTCGGGCGCTGTTTCGACACAAATACTTGGGCTAAGCACTGGCAGGCATGTGCGGGATCAGAACTGCGAAAGAATAAAACTGGGTAAAACTCTCTACGACATGGGCATGCGGGTCGCGGCTGTTTCTTTAATGTGCCAGGACTATCGCGTTTGGAGCAGCATGATGAGTGCGGGCACTCCATGCCCCTACGATGGCAAGATCGGCGATGAGGCCAGGGCGCTTTGGGAGGCAAACCCAGATCGGATCCCTGAAAGAGATCGCAGAGTTAAATGAAGAAACTTTTTTTTCTAGTTCTACTTCCAGGACAGATTCTCGCTGACGCCTTAGACCCAACGGGAATGACCCAGGTAATGTCCGGAGTCGACGACAAGGCGGTGAGCATAGAAATGGGTCACACGTTTCCCTGGCTCGATCAGGTCTTTACACATGCCTGGATGAGCACCAACGGTTTTGTCCTGATGTACAACCCCACAACAGGCGTCGGGCTGCAATCAGCCCCCCCTGGTGGATTTTGCTGCGACGGATATACACACGCCACAGGCATGCCGACGTATATGCCCAGGGTGCATGGCATAGGCAGCTTTTCTTACATGCTCGCTCCGCTTTGGACCGATCTTGACGACACTAGCAATGACTCTGATGCTGGCTATTTCTATAAAACAGACTCAGACTCGACAAGTTTCCTATGGCACAAAGTTCGAGAATACGCGACAAGCAACGAAAACACTTTCGGTCTTACCCTGGACCGCACCGGCGGATTTAAATTCCAATACGAGCAAGTAAACGTATCGTTGCACCATAAAGCATTTGTTGGTTGGTATGGTGGGCCTAATTTTCCAAATGGCGATGGTTACGGCGGCTCCTGGACCCAAGAGTGGGAGATGAATGGGTTCACGACTAATGACGTTATGAATTATGGCGGCGATACGCAATTTTCCCTGGATGGTGACGTTGCTAGTCTAATCATGTCTGCATCGACCTTAAACGCACAGCAGGGAGGTGCAGCTCAGCCGGCAGCTCCGCCAACTTATGCAGAGCAGGTGGCTGACACTGTTTTTGGCGACAGTGCAGATGATTTTTTATATTTAGATCAGCCCGACGCAACTGGACGACCGCGCATCCTGGCGCAGATCGAGCAGCAGGTCTACCAGGACACCGAGCAAGAAATGCAGATGTTTGGCGGGCCAGATATATTCTCTCGCGAAGGGCCCCAGGGAGCCCCCAGGGTCCAGGAACAGCAAGCAGAACAAACTGTAGAGGCTGAGCAAGCGATAGTCGCAGAGCCTGCCAGGAGAGCTGAGAGAGCCCCTGTTGTGGAAGCTGTGGTTGAAACCGAAGCTGTGACTCGCCCTGCTGTGGTCCAGGTAAGAGCCGCGCCTGCTGTCGAAGCCGAAGCAACGGCGAAAGAGAGGCTCGCCGAGCCGGTTGAAAAAGCAGAGGCCCAGGCTGAAGCTGTGGCAGAAAAAGCCGTTGTTGCGACCCGACCAGCCGTTGATGTTATCGGTCTCGCAATTTCTTTAGCAGATCAGTCGATGCGACAGGCCCAAGCCAGCGCGCCAGGTGCATCTAGCTTTGCCGCAGAGCCTGTCACAGTTATGACCCAGAATATACAGCAAGCAATCAGCACTCAATCTGCAGACCAGGCAACAAATGGTTTATCGGTCGAGAATCTTGCACCGCCGGCGCAAGTACAGTTCGAGCAAAATTTTAATGACGCGATTGCAACCGGCCAGACGATCGGACAATTTCTGTC